CAAAGAAGTTGGCGACCAATTGCAGCTCTAATAGTATTCTTAGCTATATTTGTAAGATACCCATTATATCATGCTTTACTAATTAGTGTTAATTATTTTAAATTAGATATATATTTACCACAATTAGAAGACTTACCACAAGATTTTTATATGATGGCAACAGCTTTTATATCAATATATGCGTTCGGTAGAACACAAGAAAAGAGGTTTAAATGAAAAAACAAATGAAAAAACATACATTATTTATCGGAATATCAGGAAAAATGGGCACTGGAAAATCAACAGTATCAAAACTAATGAGAAAGGCTTTAGACAAGTCTGTAATATCTTCAATAGCATCACCATTATATAAAGCTCAAGACTTAATATATAAAGAGTATGGTCTAACATTAGAAGGTGAAAAAGATAGAGACTTATTGATAGCTTTAGGTTTATGGGGTAGAAATAAATCTCCTGACTTTTGGTTAGAGCAATTTGTTAAAAGAGCAATTGAAGGTAGAGCTGAGATAGTAATATGTGATGATATCAGATTTGAAAACGAAGCAAAGTTCTTTGAAGAGAATGGAGTATTAATTAGATTAGAGGGTGCACAACGTGGTGACAATGTAGATTATAGTAGAGCAGATGATAAAACTGAGACTTCATTAGATAATTATAAATTTAAAAATGTTATAATTAATATTGATAAAAGCCCTGAAGAAATTTGTTTAGATATTGCCTGTATACTTATGGGGAAGGAACTTGTTGGTTAGAAAGTGTACTAAGTGTGAGGAAACAAAACCACTTAGTTCATTCAGTAAACAGGCGGCTAATAAAGATGGAAGAAAGACACAGTGTAAAGTATGTTGTAGAACTAAAGCTTTACAAACACAGTCAAAAAATCCTGAATTTATTAGAGAAAAGAATTTAAAAACTAGATTTAACCTTAGTATAGATGGTTATAATCACCAATTTCTACACCAGAGAGGTCTATGTAATATATGTAATAAACCTGAGACATCAGTAGATTCTAAAGGTAATGTAAAATGGTTATGTGTTGATCACAATCATAGCACAAATGAACTTAGAGGATTACTATGTAATAACTGTAATGTGGGTTTAGGAAAGCTTGGTGACAGTATATCGACACTAGAGAGTGCTATACAATATTTAAAGGAACGAGGGAGTTATGGAGAATAAACCAATTTTAATAGTAGATGGTGATATATTAAATTTCACTATTGGTAGAGCAACAGAAGATATATCAGATTTTGATGGTCAAATTTGTAAGCATTTTGATAAAGAAGAAATGATTAAGATGTTTGAAGCAGGTCTTGAAGATATAGCTCAAAAGTGTGGTTATAATGTTGATGAGATTGTTTACTCACTATCATGTGAGAAGAATTATAGAAAAAGATTCTTTCCTACATATAAATCAAATAGAAAAAATGTTGTTAAACCTTTAGGTCTTAGTTGGCTTAGAGAATATCAAAAAGAAAATGCAGTAAAATATAATATACTTTTAATGGAAGAATTAGAAGCTGATGATTGTATGGGTATTGCAGGTACAAGTGGTAATCACAATGTATCAATTTATAGTCAAGATAAAGACTTAAGAACTATACCTGTTAGACAATGGGATTTTAAGAAGAATAAATTCTGGACACCATCAGAACATGAAGCTAATCTATGGTTATACACTCAGGTGTTAACTGGTGATGTAGTAGATGGTTATATTGGCTGCCCAAAGATAGGTAAAGTTAAAGCTGAAATAGCTTTGAAAGATTGTAGACATGAGCTTGATATGATCGAGAAAACATTTGTTAGGTACTATGTTGCATATGATAATGACGCAATTAAAGCTAAAGAAGAAATGTTAGCTCAATTAGGTCAAGCAAGAATATTACATAAGACAGATTATTTCATGTTAGTAAATGAAGATATGACTTTTAATCCCTTTATGTTTATGGCAATAACTGATGAACAACTTGAGGGTTGGGGTAAAGATTATGTAGATCATTTATCTAATGAAAAAGTTATTAAAGCAAAAGCTATTAAAGATAAAGCTAAACAGAAAAGAGAAGAAAAGAAAAGGATTAAAGATGTTTAGATGTCAGCAATGTAAAAAAGAAGTTCTATTATTATACTATCTTTCTGAATATGGTCAGAGAGCTATAGGGAAGAAAGACACAAAGGAATATTGTAGAGAATGTTTCGATAAAAAATTTGAGGAAAAACATAATGACAAAAGTGACAAAGAGTGAGAGGAAATATGGTAAACCTGTTGATAAACAAGCTAGTCATACAAAGAAACCTAAAGGTAGATCAAAAGAACATAAAGATAAACCAGAGGTAGAAATGTATAAAATATTAGTTGATGGATCAGGTTTTACTGCTGCAATGACACATGAAGAATGTTTAAAGCAGATAGATAGATTTGAGGCAAAGGCTAAGTTAATGAGAACACCATTACCTAGCTTAATATTAATAAAACAATAATAAGGAGGTTTTATGGGAAGCGCAACTAAGTCAATAACTGATCCGTTAGACGTTATTACTAAAGGACTAAAAGACACTTTTGATACAGCAGGAAAAGCAATCAATGATACATCAAGAGAAATCGGTAGATGGTCTGATGATGGTATTATGCTTTCACCCACTAATGCAGGTGAAGAGGAACAGAAGCAAGCAGACAAAGCAGATAGAGCAGCAGCTTTAGCAGCAGCAGATCGTCTTAAATTAGAGAGAACTAATGAAAGGATACAAAGAAGTTCTAATCAACAAACTTCAGGTTCTAAAATTATTCTTGGTGGTAAAAAGAAATCAAAAGGAAGTAGTTCAGTATCTTCAGGCATGGGATTGTCTAAAGGTAAGACAGGGTTACAAACATAATGAGAGCTAGTAAAAAGTATGATAAGTTAATTTCAAAAAGAAATAACTATTTGACTAGGGCTGAAGAAGCCGCTGAGATTACTATACCTCAACTTTACACTGGGACATATGGTGCTGAGAATGATGGTAATACATATCGTAACCCTTATCAATCACTTGGTGCACGAGGTGTAAACAATCTAGCAAATAAGATTATATTAACCTTATTCCCCCCTGCAACCGCTTTCTTTAAAATGGGCATTAAACCTATTACATTAAAGAAAATGGGTAAAGGTGAAGGTGTTATACAACAAGCAGTTCAAATTTTAGAAAAGAGTATTGTTACAGAAATGGAAGTTTCACAATTAAGAGCAACATTAGTTGATATGTTAAAGCAATGTATCGTTGGTGGTAGTTCTTTATTACATGTACCTGTTGATGAAAATCCTAGAGTTTATAGTTTAGAAACTTTTGGAATCAAGAGAAGTAGAAGTAAGAGAATACTAGAGCTTATAATTAAAGAATCAATAGTTTATTCTGAATTAGATAAGAGTACACAAGATGAAATTAAATCACACCCTGAGTTTACAGAGGGTCACTTGGACGATTCTAAACCTCTTGATGTGTACACTTGTGTTAAGAGAGAACAAGATGGTAAATATAGAGAACATCAAGATATATTTGGTATTGAAATTGAAGGTACTGTAGGTAATTACAAAGAGAAAGACTTGCCTTATATATTTGTACCTTTTGTTGATAGAGGTGAAGATTATGGTAGATCATATGTAGAAGATTTTATGGGTGATTTATTTTCATATGAAGGACTTAGAAAGTCAGTATTAGAAGCATCAGCAGAGTCAGCTAGAATTATCTATCTACTTAAACCTAATGCAACTTTGACTGCAAAGAAGTTACAATCAGCACAATCAGGTGATGTATTGACAGGTAATCCAGATGATGTAGGAACATTACAAGCAGATAAAAGATTAGACTTACAGATTGCTCAACAAGAAATGGAGATATTAAGAATGGACTTAGGTACATTATTTTTATTAGATAGTTCTGTTAGACGTAATGCTGAAAGAGTAACTGCCGAAGAGATAAGAAGAGTTTCACAAGAACTTGAAGTTTCACTTGGTGGTATTTATTCTACACTTGCTAATGTTTTACAAGAGCCTTTAGTAAAATTATTTCTTATAAGATTACAGAAGAAAGGTTTAGTTAATGAAGCTTTAAGAGACTCTATTGATTTAGAAGTTATTACAGGTTCAGCAGCTTTAGGTAGAGGAACTGAGTTCAATGCAATTAGTACATTTATTTCAACTATGCAAGCGACACTAGGGCAAGAATTTGGTAGATATATTAAGATGCCAGAAATGATTGCTAGAGTTGCTAATAGTTTAGATATTGGTACTTCTGAGTTGGTTAAGACACAAGAAGAATTGATGGCAGAACAACAAGCACAACAACAAGCTGAATTGCAAAAGGCAGCAGTAGCTCCTACAATTAATGCAGTAGCTAAAGGACAAGGACAAGAATAATGAGTGAAGAAAATACAGTAACAGGAAATGAAGGAATAAGTGATTCGACAGCAACACCAGATGTGGCAACAGATTCAGTAGATACTCAGCAAGCCTCCACAGGTGAGCAAGCAGATACTACAACGGAGCTTAAAACAAATGGTAGTGAAATAGGATTACAGAAGAAAGAAGAAACAGAAAGTAGTGAGTCTGGTGCTTATTCTTCAGAAAGCATTGATAGTTTAGTCAAGTCAGCTTTAAATGGTGAACTAACAGATGAACAAAGAGAGAAAATAGATTCCGATGGATTAGGTTCTCACTTTGATATGATAGTTAAAGGACACCAAGCCGAGATTGCAAAAAATGATGCTGAGATTATAGGTGTTGTTGGTACGAAAGAAGCTTATGGGGAATTACAAGAATGGGCATTGTCTAATCTTAGTGACTCAGAAGTGGAAGCATTCAACAAAGCAGTTATAAGTTCAGGTGACATTGGAATTGCAAAATTGGCTGTAGAAGGTTTACAGGCTAGGTATTTAAGAATGAATGGACAGATACCTTCTAAAAGAATAGAAGCAGGTGGAACAGCTAATGAAGCTGACCGTCCATACACAGACAAAGAAGATTACATAAGAGAAACAATGTCTATGAAATATAGACGTGATCCTGAGTATCAAGCTTTAGTAGAAGCAAAAAGAAATAAATCAGGATTTTAACAAGGAGGTATTAAATGGCTTACAGTTCAGTAGGGGTAAACAACGGCGCAGCATTAAACGGAACAGTTGATAGAGAACTTTTTCAAGAGAAAGCAGCAACGGATGTATTAAAGTATTTTAAAGTAACAAACGTAGCTAAGGAATTAGTAACAAATGACAGAATTGATTCAGGTAAATCTAAATCATTCCCAATCGTAGGTAATGCTACAGCAACAACTAGAGATGAAGAGACAGTAGATATTCTAGCTGCTCAAAGTATCAAGTCAACTGAGAGAGTAATTCAGATTGCAGGTTTAACAACTGCTCACTCTTGGATTTCTGACCTTGATGCTGCAATGGTACACTATAATAGTAAATCAGCACAAATCGAGTCTATCGGTCGTGCACTTGCTAAGAAAGTAGATATTGATGTAATTGCTCAAGTTTTAGAAGCAGGTGCAATTGATGACGCTTCAGCAGCTTCAACAGCAGGTCTTAAAGTATTTGCTGACGATGTATTTACTGTTCGTCCTGCATCACCAGTTATTGTTTCATCTTCAGGGATAGCAACTGGTTCTGAAGTTCAATCAGCTATGGCATCAGCTATGACTGAGTTCAGAGACAAAGACGCTGTTGGTGAGCCAGTATATCTGGTAAGACCACAACATTACTACGCATTACTTAACAACCCTGCACAAACAGGATTAACTTGGGTAAGTGATGAGTATGCTCAAAGTGGTAAAGTACCAATGATCTTAGGATCAAGAGTAATTCAAAGTCCACACTTTCCATCATTTGTAAGTACTGCTTCAGCAACTAATGACATTGGCGTATTATTCGCTAAAGAGTCTGTTGGTTGTCTTGAGTTACTTTCAATGAGTGTTAGAACTGACTATATTCCTCAAAATCTTGCTGACCTTATGGTTGGTAAAATGGCAGTAGGATATGGGATTCTGAATCATGGTTCAGCAATCAACATGAGACTGACAAACGCAGCATAGTATTGACTCCTTTTGGAGTTAAATTATAAAAGGGGGGAGACTTAATTGTTTCCCCTTTTTTTCATAACAACAAAACAAGGAGGATTTTTATGGCAATGACAACAGAATTAGAGGCACTAAATCAAATATTAAGTGTAACAGGTGATGCAGCAGTAACAAGTGTATCAAGTACATATGAACAAGCTGTAATAGCTAGAAGAATTTTAAATGAAGTTTCAAGAGAAAGACAAGCAAAAGGCTATTGGTTTAATGAAGTTGATGAATTACTAATAGTAAAGGATGGTAGCGGTTTTATTAATTTACCTGCTGACACAATACGTTGTGATATACCTTATGACTATGGATATCTAGTACAACGTGGTTTAAAAATATTTAATAAAGTAACAAATACATATGTAATAGATAGTGACGTATATGTAAATTTAGTATCTGAATTAGTTTGGGAATTATTACCTCAATCATTTAGACAATTTGTTATATCACATGCTAAATTAAGATATAATGCTGAATACTTTGGTTCACCAGAGACTCAAGATAATGTTACTATTGATATAAATCGTTATGGTTTAGAATTAGAAAGAGAAGATACAGACAACAGGAATTTAAACCTGCTAAAAACTACTAGAACTAGTAATATAGCATTCAAAAATAGGAGGTAGTTATGAGCTTAATTAGTAAAGTCATACGAAGTCTCATAAATGGTATATCACAACAAGCACCTAGTGTTCGTTTAGATAACCAATTAGAGGGACAAGTAAATATGATACCAGATGTAGCTATAGGACTTACTAGGAGAAACCCTGTTGATCTTAAGAATGTAATAGCACATGATGGTTCAAGAGTTTATACAGAAGAACATGCAATGTTTACCTTTACTATTAATGAACAACAAGTTGCCATTGGTATTAAACCTGATGGTAGTGTTTATAGATTTGATGAAGACCAAGGTGTTACTACAGTGACACAAGTATCTTCAGTAAGTTCTTATTTGTCTTATACAGATAAAGATGATCTACAATCTATAGAGACTGATGATAGACTTGTAATATTAAACAGAGGTGTTGAGGTTGAATTAGATTTAGATAAATATGATAATAAACTAACATTACTAAATAAGAAAGTAGGTGGGATTGATGAAACA